TGTTTTTCTATTCTAGTAAACCCGTCCATATCTCGCAATAGATTTAACTTATTTCTAGTTTTATCACTAGCTAGTTTTGATTCAATTGCTTTATTATAGCCATCTTTATCGATAATACCGGCATCTAACATCTTTCTTAAATGTGCATTACTTATCTTGCTCATTTTACTTTTCTCCTTTTATTAGTTTGTCTAATGATATATTCTACTAAATATTATCTACTAGATACCTCACTAGATTTATGCTTATTTTGTTTCATAGGTAAACTTAAGCATAATAAAAGAAATTTCCTATAAAATTATTCAATAGTATAAAAGTTTCATTGGAGTATTTTGCTAAAAGTCAATAGTTATTTTTAGGAATGTGACGCACATCACACTTGGGAAAGTGTCTATTGACTCGTATGGTGTTTTATTGTTAAATTTCGGGGTTTTGGCTCAATAATGATAATGAGACTCAATCTCAGTTGGGTAGATGGGAGGCATAATGATACTGAGACCTAATCTCAATAACATATTATCGCTACTGAGACTCAATCTCAATTACTATAGACTATGAATTCCACTTTTCGAACGTAAATTCGAAAATTCGAACGAGAAAAGACCTACCCCCCAAAGCGCAAATAAGACTTACACACATTGTAGGGCTATTTTTTTAGGAATATGAGTTTAGTTTGCTTGTAAATAGTTCTATATCAATAACTTCGAGGGAATCTGCGTTTTGTAGTCTGCTTACTATCTCTGCTAATTCACCTACTACCTTACTATTTGGCTCTAATATGTCTACTATTTTTAAGTTATATGCTAATTTTATGGCTTCGTTGATGTTATTTATGGAGCTCTCTTCTCTATACTCGTTACCTAATGCTTTTTCAAACCTAGTTTTCATTTTTTCAACCTTTTTGATGATTGAATTTACTTAGAAAAAATACATCGAAACAAGTGTTTTGAAAATATATTGTAAATTTTCTTAGAAAGTACTGCTGTTGTGTATGATGGGAATAGGTTTATTTGGCTCTATTTTGCCGTTTCCTGCTTATTTTATTAAAAAGCCTAGTATATGTATGGGTTTACCAGATTTTATTAATTTTAAGCGAATTTTCACGTGTTTTGGTATCTATGATGTAATATAGGTAATTTAATATCTCATCCTCTGCTTCATCTCCACGTACTCCAGCCACTGGTGTGACTATCTCTACCTCATAGGCAACGTCAGTTACGTCTTTTATTTCGTTCCACTTTGCTTTCTTGAACAATTTGTCCAAATCCAGTTCTTCTTGTGGTAGTAGAGCGAGTGCCATTAAAAATCTTTTCATAATTTTCCTCATACCTCTTGATATCTGATATTCTGCTCTTGTCGCCTTTGCCATTCATTTTCTTTCTTTTTAATATTACGTTAGTAATATATTTTTCTTTCTTTTACTTAGTAAACTTAGTAGCTTCGGGTTTAAAGCCCCTACAATTTACAAACAAAACATATGCTTTTGCAAGTACTTTGTGAAAAAAATAATAATACTTGCATCTAATGTGTATTATTTTATAAATTTATTATGAGTGTATGACGAAATTAATTAACATTGCTAGGCAGTATTGTGCAAATTGGGATGCAGGTAAATGTGTTGGGTGTGTTTTTGTGCGAAAAGAAAAAGGATTGTTTTTTAAGTTGAATAAAAAGCTGAGTGGAAAGAAGTGTTCCGTTGATAAAGGCTGTGATTATTTTGAAACTGTTGTCATACCGGGAATAGAAAACCTAAAATATAGGAGATGAAATGATAATTGGTGGACATCGTTACAAGGTTAGCCTTGTCAATAAAATGAAAGTAAATGGTAATACTATATTGGGAATGCATAATACGGAAAACTGCACCATTGACATATACAAAAACCAAACAGAATCAAGGAAGAAGGAAACTCTGATACACGAAACAATACACGCTATTCTTACGAATGCTGGATTTGAGAAGCAGGATGAGCATTACATAGATACACTGGCAAATGGATTTTTACAGCTAGGGGTGGGAGACCTTCTCTGGGAGAAGTCAGGAGTTAAGTAATGAAAAAAGCATTAGTAATACTGACGATGATGTCTGGAAAGCTTTGGTTTTTCCTTGAGGGGTTTATTATTATTTGCCTAGTAAGAGTGCTTAAGGGGGTAATGAAATGAAAAGAGCAATAGTTACTCCCGATAAGCACTTCCCATTTGAGGATAAGAAGGCGATAAAGGTTCTCTGTAAGGCAATTGAACTTGTAAAACCAGACATATATGTAGATTTGGGGGATACTGGAGAATGGGAGTCTGTATCTCATTGGCAGTGGAAGAAAAAGAAAAGACCTCCATTAGAATATCAACTTCCATTTGTTTATGATGAAATAAAAGCTGTCAATAAAGGTATTGACATAATAGACGCATCCTTGGATAAGGCAGGAACTAAGGAGCGTCATTTCTGCGAGGGGAATCACGATGACTGGCTTAATAGATTTGTTGAAGAAAATCCATACTTGGCTAAAGATATGCTCGTCAAAAATGCTTTGCGTCTTAAGGAGCGTGGATACAAGTACCATAAAATCGGAAAGATGCTCAAAATTGGTAAAATTAACTTTTACCACGGTCATCATTTTGCAGGAGTTAATCACACTCGTAATCATCTCTTGCGCCTTGGTGGTAATGTTATGTATGGTCATCATCACGATATTCAGCAAAGTTCTATTACGCACATAGATGGAGTAAAATCTGCTTGGTCAATAGGCTGTTTGAAGAATATGAGCTCTGAAGCGAATGAGTGGTTAGGAAATAGAAATCATAATTGGCAACACGCTTTTGCCATTGTAGATTTTCACAAGAATGGAAACTTTAATGTTACGGTTCACCAGATAGTAAATGGAGTTAGTACCGTAGATGGAAAAGTTTTAAATGCAAGGTGAAAACAAGAAAGATAAAGAATAAAGAACATATACTTTTTGACAATGAAAAAGAGTTCAAGCAATATCATACATCAACTAAACTGGTAAGGAATTGGAGGGATGGAGTTGAAGGTGATTGGGTGCTGTGCGATGATGGTCAAGTGTGTATGGTATTGAAAAGAGGTGATTTAAGGAATGGGAATAGTAATGCCGTATACAATAACTACATAAGAACGATAATAGGTTCTTTCGTATGTAGAAAAAATACTAAGATGCAAGGAGAAATGCGAAGGAATATGTATACCTTTGGAGCTCAAGATAAAACATCTTATGAGATAAACAAGGAAAGAAAGAAACCAACTAATAATGAATTCTTATTCGCAAAATATGTAGCAAAGGGCGACGATATGATTGACGCTTTTATGAAAGTGTACCCTGCTAAAAGCAGAGATTATGCAAAGCGTGAGTCTAAGTTGTTAATGAGTACTAAAAGGATAAAAAATTTGATTAGAGAAGAAATAGAAAAGGTTATGAATGAGGCTGAAATAACTCCTCTATACATACTAGAAAAAATGAAAGACATCATCGAGTCAGAGTCATCTAGGGATAGTGATAAAGTTTCCTTATTGAAAGAACTTGTTGCTATTGCAGGGATGAGAGATACGGAAAAAAAATCGGAATCCGTTACGGTATTCCAAGGTTTTTCTCCTGAACAGCTTGATGCCATAAGTGGAAACAATGTAAAGCAATTAGCAACTGCTAAAAGGGAAATAGAAAGTTGAACCTATATGATATATGCATAGAGGTCTTGGAGCACGCTAGTAATAATGATATGAGCATAGAAGAAGATAAGTCTCGAGAAGAAATAGCAACTGATATATACGACTTATTCTATGAATATCAACTTTATAGTCCTTATGTAGACACCGGATACATAAATGACTTAGAGGAATACTGGGGTTATAGACAAGACATAGATGAAGACGAATAAATTAGCTGTTTACGGAACGCTAAGAAATGGCAAGCGAGATACTTGGAAAGTAGATGGCTATCTATTAGTATTCCCCGGACATAGAGATTTTCCAGCCGCAATGATTGATAGTAGTGCAAAGGGCGCAATAGTAGAAGTAATTGACGTGGATGTTGGAGATATTATTGGTTATGATAGGTATGAAAATGTTAAAAGCGGCTTGTATGAAAGGAGAATTGTAAATGCCTATCAGCCAAATGGAGATGAAGTTGAGGCTTGGATGTATACTGTCGGCCCTGCATTACTGCAATATAATGGAGTATTTGAAGTACTTCCAAATCAAGATTGGTTTTCAGAAGAATGCGTAAACCTAAGAAAGTAAACATAAATAAGCATAATGTTTCTGAGAAAGAACGTGTGCTGGAGTTGGCAAAAAAAGATATCATATCCTTTGGCCAATTGTTTCTTCCAGAAGACTTTATGAAGTCTACCCCTGCCCCATATCATTATGAATTAAATAATTTATTATTAGATAATACGAAAAAAAGAAACTGTATAATACTGCCACGTGGACATAGTAAATCTACCTTGGCAAAAACTGCACTATTACACCATTTATACTTTAATCCAGAGGGAAAGAAAGAATTCATAGCTTGGGTAGCAGAAGAACAATCTCAAGCAATAGACCATATAAAATATTTACAAAACCATATAGAAGTAAACCCAGCATTGAATTACTATTTTGGAGATTTACGTGGAGAGAAATGGACTGAAAAAGAATTTACCACAAGTAAGGGAGATAGGGTAATAGCAAAAGGAACATCGCAAAGATTGCGTGGACGTTCTCAGTTAGGTCTTAGATATACAAAAATCATACTTGACGATTTTGAATCTGAGTTAAACACTAAAACTCCAGATAGAAGAAGGGAAATCAAGGAGTGGGTAATGTCCACTGTTGAGCCAGCATTGGAAAATTCAAAAGATAATGAAGGTTCAATATGGTTGATTGGTACGATAGTGCATTACGATTCTTTCTTACAGAGCATATACGATGGTTATCTTGAGGCGAAGAGGGAAGATAGAGGTTATGCTTGGGATGTCATATATCACAAGGCAATAAATGAGGACGGAGATGTTCTTTGGCCTAGTTATTTTTCAAAAGATAAACTAGCAGATATAAGAAGAAGATTTGAAGATGTTGGCCTATCTCATAAGTTTGCTCAAGAGTATTTGAATGAAGCTAGGGACTTAGAAAATGCAAAGTTCAAGACGGAGAGGTTGGAGTATTATGACCACGAATTTGAGAGTCGTGACGGGTACGCATATTTAATAAATTCAAAAGATGCAATACCAGTAAATATATACATAGGAGTTGACTTGGCATATGAGGCGACGCAATCCAGTGACTTCCAAGTAATAATGGTAATAGCGATAGATAGCGATAGGAATATTTATGTTGTTGAATATATGCGTGAGCATATCCCCTTGTATGATATGCCAGAGGAAATATTGACATACGCAAAAGAATACTCTCCAGTAAAAAGAGTTAATGTAGAGCACGTTGGGGCTCAAGGGATAATAAAAGATGCTGTAAATAAAATGTCTGGCTCAGAAAGGAAAGTTGCTCCGGGAATAGCGCTTGGAATTAGACCCCCTACTGGAATAAAAAAAGAAGATAGACTAGAGTCTTTGCTTGCCCCCATTGTTAATAGAGGAAAAATGTTTATCAAAAGAAAGCATACACACTTAATAGATGAGATGTTTCAATTTCCAAAAGGCAGAAATGATGATATATTGGATGGGCTTTGGTATGCTGTAAATAAATCAAGACCTCCAATAAGTAAGAAGTTTGATGCGTCAGACTTTGAAAATCATATTACCCCTAGAGTTGTAAAGCAATCTGCTAAGCGTGTAATATCTTGGGTTACTGGACAAAAAATATAAAATAGTACTTGCATTGAATATGTTTATCTTATTAAATTAGTAACGTATAAATTTATAGGTGCAACCATTTCAAGTATAAGAGAGTTAGAAAAGAACGAGGTTAAGCATTCCGAAGTTAATAGACAACTTTGGAGAATGTGGAAAGATGCTCGTGCAGATTGGGACGTAGAAGCAAGAGACTCTGTAGACTTTTTTCTTGGAAACCATTACACACAAGAAGAATCAGACGCTTTGCGTGCAGTAGGTCAGGGTGACTTTGTCATAGACCGTGTATATGCCGCAATAGAAAAATTAAAATCATTATTAACATCTCGTTCTCCAAAGTATAGCGCAGTAGGCAGGGAAGATTCAGATAGTAGAATTTCAAACGTATGGAGAACAATATTAGAATATATCTGGGATATTTCAGATGGGGATGTTCAATTCAAGCAAGCTGTTCACGATTATGCTACTGCTGGAATGGGATATTTTTATGCGTACATAGACCCAGAGGCTGATTATGGAAGAGGTGAGGTTAAGTTTACATATCTAGACCCATTTCGTGTCTACATAGACCCGGCTTCTAGGCATAGATATGCTGATGATGCTTCGGGAATAATAATGTCTACGATATTAACTGAAGACCAGTTATTGAATATGTATCCTCAAGTAGAAGAATACATAGAGGATTTGGAAAGTTATTATGATGAAGAGGATTATCCAGCTTCATTAAAAAGAAACACATCAAATTCTTTTACACCAGACAATGTTTACGATTCAAATTTTAATAGAGTTGATAAATATAGAATACTGGAAAGATTTACAAAAGTTAAAGTTCCTTTTTATAGAATATTTAATAAGCAAGATGGTTCTGAAAGCATTGTAAGTTCTGAGGAGTATGAAAAATTCTTAGCAAATGAGCAAGCTCAGCTACTAATAAAAGCCGGTATGGTGGAGGTAGTAGAAGTAATACAAACAAGAATAAAAATATCCTGCACTGTCGGTGACTTGCTTTTATATGAACAAATTTTAAATACTGATATATACCCGATAATCCCAGTTCCCAATATATGGACTGGAACTCCTTATCCAAAATCGGATATATCTAAAGTTCAAGACTCTCAAAGGTTATTGAACAAGCTTTTCTCTCTCACTCTCTCTCACGCTCAAGCTTCTGCCGGTCTTAAACTACTGGTTCCTGAAGGTAGCGTGGATGATTTGGGGCAGTTGGAGCAGGATTGGGCTAGACCTAATGCTGTAATACCTTATAATCCTGAATTCGGTGCACCGCACTTCCCTGCCCCACAATCATTATCTGGAGAATTTTATAATTTAATAAGTCGAATAGAGCACTATATTGACTTAAGTTTTGGTATTCCTGAATTGATGCAAGGCTTTAAGGAGTCTGCGCCAGAAACTGTTCGTGGAACAGCTATGCTTGCCGAGATGGGTGAAACTCGTGGCAAATCAAAGCTAAGGGATATCGAAGGAAGTTTGACTAGATTGGGTCGTAACATATACAACCTATCTAAAGGTCATTACACTTACGCAAAGACATTTAGAATCGTGCAACCTAATAATGATATTACTGAATTTACAGTTAATAATATGTACGATGATAAAAGTCAAGAGATTAATGCCATAGTAAATAATATCACCATTGGGCATTATGACGTGAGAATAATATCTGGTTCAACTTTGCCATCTAATAGGGTAGCTGAATATGAAATGTACTTAGAGGCTTTTAAGTTGAATTTGGTAGATGATGTCGAGGTTTTGAAGAAATCCGAAATCTTTGACAAAGAAGGTGTCTTACAGCGCAAGGGGCAAATGTCTCAAATGCAATCCTACATACAACAGTTGGAAGAGCAAGTTAAGAAACTTAGTGGAGATTTACAAACCGCAGAACGTGAAACTATGAATTCTCGTAAGCGAGCAGAAACTGAGAAGTTCAAAAGCAGGCTCAATGAAATTCAAAATGATACCAAGTTTAAAACAAAGGTTCAAGTTGATAATCTAAAAAGAATTGTTGATGCAGAAGGGCAAGCTGTAAGCTAATGAAAACAGAAATAGTGGGAACGCTTCCTACGGTTCTGCTTTTATAGACATCTGAAAAGGTGATGCTAATAATAAAAGAAATCGAGGAATAAAATGCAAGACACTATGAACGAAGAGGTTACTACAATAGAAGGCGTGGAAGGCGAAGTTTTAGAGCAAGTTGTTGAGCCAGAACAAGTAGGCGGTCAGCCAGCTGAGGAGGTAGGTTCAGAACCTATTGACGATGCTAAGAAGTTCCAGTCTATGTATGACAAGAGAACTGCAGAATACGAAAAGCTCAATGCTGAAGTCGAGGAACTTCGTAAGTATAGACAACTAGGAGACGTTCTTGAAAAAAGACCAGATGTTGTTGAAGCAATGAGAAACACTCTAAGTGGTAACGAGGCTAATAATCAGCCAAAGCAAGAGTCTGTAAATGAGGAATCATTTGACCCTTGGGAAGCTTATTATAAGCCCGGTTCACCTTCATACGAAATGAGGGTAAACCAAGAAAAGGCTCTTGTAAATGAAGCTGTTCAAGAACAGTTTAGTGGTTTACAACAGCAAATGGCAATCAATAACCTCAAACAAGATTTGACTACAAAATATGGTTTCAACGACCCTACAATGGCTGATGATTTCATACAGTTTGCAACAACTCCAAGGGAAGACCTTCCTTTAGATATGTTGGTAGATGTGTATAGAAAATATAAAGGTGGAGAGGAAAAAGTTTCTCAAAACCTAGAGGCTGTTCAAAAGTCACAGAAGATTGCGCCTACGGCTGGTGTCGTTCAAGGTGCCGCTCCTGAGAAACCAGATGAGTTAGAGGATGTTTGGACTGGGGTTATGGGAGCCTCTCGTAATACTCAAATATAATCTCTAAGGAGTCCTAAATGGCAACTTACAATCAAGGTGTTGTGAATGTTGGCGACCCGGGTTCAGCCGCTTCCGGCTATCATACTCGGAGACTGTTCAACTTTTCAGACCGTGTAGCTGACTTAGCTCCAGATGAATCTCCATTCTTCGTTTACCTTTCAAAGGTGGCTAAAGTTCCTACGGATGACCCACAATTCCGATTCTTAGAAGATAGAACCAAAATCTCGATGACAGATAGAGCTTTCTTACTCGCTGGCTCTCATTCGATTCCTGCGGCTGGTTCTTCTTTAACATATACAGTTGATACTTCTGGCGGTGCGTCAGTTGATTGGCTAGTAAAGGGAATGGTTTTCGCTGTTGATTACACAGAAAACAATTCTCCTGAAACAATCATAGTAAGAGTTGAGTCTGCTCCAGTTGACGCTGGTAGTACATCAACTTTTCAAGGTAAAACCATTTCAGCAGTTGACGGAGCTGAAACTGGTGCTGATAATGCAAAGTGTCAAGTAATTGGTACTTCATTTGCTGAAGGTACTGGTGCTCCGGATGTATTTTCTGAAGAGCTTGATAATGATTATGGTTACACCCAAATCTTTAAAACAGCTTGTGAAATGTCTAATACTGCTCGTGCAACACGTTATCGTGGATACGCAGATGAGTTCCAAAGAATTTGGAATCTCAAACTTCGTGAACATAAGGTTGACATAGAAAGAGCAATGCTCTTCGGTCAGCGTGCAAGCACTGGCGGTATTCAGTATACAGAAGGTATAGCTGGTCACGTTATTAAAAATGGAACAGCAGTTGTAGATGACTCTGCGTTATCTTATAGTTCTGGTGCTCCATATTTTCGTAGCTCAACTACAGCAGAATTAACATACGACAGAATCTTATCAGATTTTGAAGTTGTTTATGACCCTGCTCGTGGTGGAACCGATAGTAAATTAGCTCTTGCTAGTTTACCAGTGTTAACATTCTTTAACAAGCTTGGCGATGGTCTTTTTCTTGATTCATCTCTTGGGCATTCTAATAATGCTTATAAGTATGATGTTAGTCAAAAAGATGGAAGGTTTGGTCACAAAGTCTTAGCTGTGGAAACTATACACGGAACAATGAATATGGTAAAAGAACCTCTATTTAGAGGATTCTCTTCTGGATTCTTAATGATGGTTGACTTAGACCACGTTGCTTATAGACCACTAGTTGGAAACGGTGTTAATCGTGACACGCAAGTACAGACTAATGTACAATCTGCTGACGAAGACCTTCGTAAGGATATGATTCTTACCGAAGCTGGTTTAGAAGTTTCTCTTCCAGAAACTCATTATCTACTTAACTTAGAAGGAGTTTAACAATGAGAAGTGATTATCTAAATGAAAATAGTGGAAAGACTGACGGATACAAGAAGAAGGTAGAATACATCAATGCGGCTAGAACACTAACAAGCGAAGATAGCGGTAAGGTATTTATGTGTGCCGCTACAGGTGGAGCAGTAGCTATCACCCTACCAACTACTTTAGTAGATGGTGTTCATTACAAGTTTATCGTATGGGAAGAAACCCCAAGTAATGACATCACTATTGGAGCAGGAAGTGCTATTGTTAGTATGGTGCATAAAGATGCTGGTGGCGATGCGGCCGCATCAACTGCAGGCACTCAAGTTACTAACGTTATATTAGACACTACTGCACAACGTGGTGACTATGTCAATATAATGGCTTGGAATGGCGAATGGGTAGCTGAAGCAATGAGTAGTATAAATGCTGGTATTCACACATCATAAACTGAATAAATAAAGTTAAACAGTAATTAGAACTGTGGGGGTTGTCGTATAAAGGATGGCCCCCAAATCTAAAAAGGGATATTATGAATTGTATACATTGTGAAGCTCCAAATCCAGAAAAATGGTTCTATTGTCGTGGTTGTGGTAAAAAAGCATCTGAGGCCCTGTACACGACAAATTTATTTATGATGAGCGAAGCTGGAAAAAGAACCGATATGGAGTTTTCTTCAATGAGTATGAGTGAGCATATTTCAAAAGTAAACAAAGAGAAGAAAGAGAGACAGGATAAAATCTGGAAAGAAAGAATTAAACAAGCAGGGGTTAGTTAATGGCTACGTTTGAAGTGCAGGTAGAAGGATTAACGAGTTTGTCAATAGACTCAAGTAGCAATCCTACGCAATCTGAGTTGACTCAGTTTTTAACAGATGGCGCAAAAGAAGTGTTAAGTGTTTTACCATTTAGCAAGAAATCTTTATATACAACAGCAACTTCATTAAACGGCAGTAGTCCCAACTTAACAATAGGTGGTTCTGAAATTTTTACTGTAACTAGAGATGATGGAACAATAAATCAACCTTGTAGATTAATACCTGCAAATATGAGTGGGAGGGCTAGTGACTCAGATGATATGAATGCGGCTTCTGCAACAGACCCTGTTTATTACATAGTAAACAATGTATTAAGCGTTATACCTGAGCCAACTAACACAAGGAATGCTCAAGTTCAAACACTGGCTTACCCATCTGTATCTTACGGAGATAGTTCGGTTGCGAAATTTCCAGATGAGGCAGAGTATTTGTTGCCATTATACGCATCTGTAAAGTCTCTACAAAATAAATTAGGTAATAAAACATTAGATGTAAGCTCTTTAAATATTACAGCTGTTCCACCTTTAGTGCCAACACTGAGCACAGTTTCTTATAGCGACGCATCTAACTCAGATGCTTCAGCTTCATCAGTTAGCGCAATAACAGTGGCAAGTGTTTCTACAGCTGATACAACTGGAAACGTTCCAATATATACAAAACCTTCGCTAACAACTAGAGTTTCATTTGATACGTTTTTTGAAGACACTAATGATAGAAACCCATTTGGAGATAGTGACCCGGGTACATTTTCAATATCTGTTAACGCCCCCGTTGCTCCAGCAATAAACACCATATCTTACACAGATGCTAGCAATTCTGATGCTAGTGCTTCAGCAATTAGTACGTCAACCGCTAGTGCTCCGGGAGCCGTTGATGTTGCAAGTCACGCTCCAACCTTTACAAAGCCAGCTGTTGCCTTGGATTTTGCAAAGGTAAATAGTCATATAGATGATAATGAAGACATAGAATTAGCACAGGTAAAAATTTCACAACTACAGGCTCAAATATCTGAATATAATGCTAATATAAATAATGAACAGAATGAGTTTAATAAGGAGAATGCTCGCTATCAAACAGAATTTAGAGAAGCTTCTGAAAAAGCTAATATGGATTTACAAGTTGCAATTCAAAACGCAAATAATTTAGCGCAGGAATATAGACAAGAATCACAGCAAACAACTGATATAGATAAATTTAACAAAGCTCAAGACCAAGCATTAGACTTATCTAACAAGGCTAAGGCTATGGAAAAATTAATTGCTGATAATAATAATAAATTACAAAAATTTCAAAGTGAAATTCAAGTATATCAAGCTCAAGTAAATACAGAAGTTGAAGAATATGCTAGGAAGTTAAGCAGGTATCAATTAGAAATTGGAAATGTTTTTCAGGCTTGGTCTCAAACAGAATCGGATAGTTTACAGCAATACCAATTAGACATTCAGAATGAATTAAATGAATTCAATAAGGAAAACGCTAGGTATGATGCTAATATAAGAGCTGAGCTGGCTAAACATAATACAGATTTACAAAAAGCAATAACTCAAGCTGGAATAGATGCTGAAGATGCTAGACAAGAAGCTAGGCAGTTAACTGACGTTGACCAGTTTAATAAGGCTCAAGACCAAGCTTTAGATTTGGAAAACAAAGCAAAGACTATGCAGGCTATAATAGCAAATAATCAAGATTTAGTTGCTAAATTTTCAGGAGAACTGAATAAGTACGGTGCTATAGTCAATGAAGAAGTTCAACAATATCAATTAAATCTGCAAAATAAGCAGATGGAATACGCTTGGTATGAAAAACAACAAGCAAAACTACAAGCTGATTACGATAAAGGCTTACAAATATTAATAGGACAAGGGGGATAAAATGGCGGCTGATAAAGCAACTGTAAATGTTTCGGCATCGCTTTTACCAGACAATATAAAGGTATCAGTAGGAGGAACTACTGTCTATGATTTAAATGATGTTGGCGATAGTAATAAATGGATACATTGGAGAGGGCAAACAGACGGAACATCTGCTCAAGATTTAGTTAGCACTGCTGATGTCCAGTACCTAAATCAAACTGTAGACTATAATGATGCTTTAGCCGAAGTTGATGAGGCAAACGATGATGTTGTATTTATATTAATAAAAAATGACGCAACAACTGATGGGAGCACAGCTAGTACATCTAATCTATATGTCGGGTTAAGCGGTGGAAATTTAGCGGCAAATAGTGGAACTATTATAATAGAGCCAAATGAAGTCTGGTTTGCTAGGCTAAGAGGAGAGGCTCTTTCCGATATTAACTGTGCAAGTTCTAGTGGAGACTTAGTGTACGATGTTTTTGCTGTCCTTGATGATGGTGGAGTCTAATGGCTGTTCATTCAATAACTGTTAAAAAATTAATTAGTAGGGTGCGTCAGGTATTTCCAGATGCACCTGAAAAATATATAATCAATTTAATTAATGACGCACTTGTTGAGATAGGCACTCATAAAGTTAAGGTGGTTCACGCTAAGATAACAACTGTGGCTGATAGAATGTATTATAATTTAGCTGATGGAGCAACGGATTCTAGTGGAAATACACTGGAGGCTAATCAAGTAATGAGAGTTTATCTAATGGATAGCGATGGAGATTACATACAAATACCTAGGTTGGTTGATAAGAATTTATTATTAGCTGACATAACAAGTGAATCTAATTTAAACGCACCGGATTAATTATGGCAAGTAGTATTAAGTACCCAGAAAATCAAGCAATGTATTTCATAGAGGGAGACAATCTTGGTTTAATTACCAAGGTTGATTCTTCTGGAAGCAACAGAACATCAGCTAGGAAAAAATGGAAAGCAATAGCTGAGGCTGTAACTGATGGAATATTAATACATTATTATGCTGAACCTAATAGTGTTTCAGCTATAACAGATAGCTTAGATATAGATAATACATTAGAGCTAGCTGTTGTTGATTATGTAAAAAAATGTTTATATATGGATAGAGCAGGCTCTTCTCAAGACCCGAATGTTAGTCAAATATCAATGGGGATGGGGGCTAATCACGAAAGAAAATTTAAAGAAGCCATACAAAGATATGGTGTTAGAAAGAAAGACAAGACTGGTGGAAGTAGAGTTGTAAAAGTTCCAAATTTAGTTTAACCAATATAGATGCTTTTAAGCGGTGGCGGAGGAATATAGGTAAGTTATGTCAAACATTAATAAATATACAAGTAAAGAGGTTCTCAATAAAGTTCTTCTTGATTCTTCAGGAGATGCGGTAACCGCATATTCCCATACAACACAAGAAGCCTTAAATGCGGCTTTAGATGCTACAAATAATAGATTAAACATTAGTTTAAAAGGTGGCACCATAGATGGTGATGTTACTATAACTGGTGACTTAACCATAACCGGAAGTAGTACTTATACATATGATGAGCAAATTGATGGCCAATTATGGCTAAAAGATTCTACTGCCAGTAGCTCAACTCAAGGTGGGCATTTAAGATTGTTTAGTGATGATGGTGCGGCTATGGCGGCTGGTCATAGATTAGGGGTCATAGAATTTGCTGGAGCAGAAGATGCCTCTTCTACCATAACAGTGGGAGCTAGGATTGAAGCTCTAGCTGAGTCTACATATACAGCTTCTGAAAATGGTTCTGCTTTATTGTTTTACACTACGGATGGCAATGCTTCTCAATCTGAGCAAATGAGAATAACATCGGATGGCAAAATTGGAATTGGCTGTACTCCTACACAAGACCTTGAAATTAAAATGGATACTGATAAACATATGTTGTTTTCAGATAGCCAAAGTGAGACAGGATATTGCCCAACAATACACGCAGTAAACACAGCAGGTAGTGCAAATGTAGAATTGGGATTTAGAGCTTCTGAACTTAGATTTGCAACAGGAAGTGCTAAAAGAATGGTGCTTGATGACAACTCCCGAATCTCACTTTCTAATAATGATAGTGGTTCAGGGAATACAGTCTTTGGAAAACTATCGGGTGATGACCTCGACTCTGGCGGAAATTATAATTCTTTTTTTGGGGAAAACGCAGGTCACGCAGTCACTACTGGTGATGCAAATGTTGCTATTGGGTATGGTGCTATGGATGTGCATACTACTGGAAATTATAACATCGCAATCGGATACAATGCATTTGGTACGGCAGTAGGAGGTTCTCAGAATATAGCCATTGGTACAGAAGCATTGGGGAAGCAAACTGAATCTGGTACTAGTTCGGTCAGAAATATTGCTATTGGAGACAATACCAATTATTACAATGTTACTGGTGAAAAAAATATTATGATAGGTACTAATGCTGGTATAGGCGTAGATGGTCAAAGTCATGATAATAATGTAGCAGTTGGCGATGATTCTCAGTATGGAATAACAACTGGAGGATATAATGTTTCATTAGGAAATAACACTTTATACCATAATGAGGATGGAAGTTATAATGTAGCAGTTGGCTATCAAGCTCTTAGAAAACTTGGAAGCACTGGAGGTACTGCGAATAACAATATTGGTATTGGTGTAAATACATTAGAAAATATTACAGCAGATGGCATTGAAAATTGTGTTGCCATTGGGTTTGAAGCGATGCGAGGTGAGTCAGGTTCTACAACTGGAATTAATGGAACAGTTGCTGTTGGATATAGAAGCTTGGATGAAATCACTTCAGGTGCTGGAAATACAGCCGTAGGATTTCAATCTGCTGATTTAATAACGACTGGTTCAAATAACACAGTAGTAGGTTATGATGCAGAGGTTTCAGCAAATAGTGCTTCTAATCAAACTGTAGTAGGTAAAGGAGCAACTGGGCAAGCAGATAACTCAGTAACGCTTGGTAATGCAGATGTGACCGCTGTTTATATGGCTCAAGATGGTCACGCAACAATTAATAGTGGCGGACTTGCTGTGGGATATGGCACTACAACACCAGATGCAGAAGTAAAACTCAAAAATACTGCTGATAACCAAGTTGATATTGCTTTTGCTACCACTCACAATGGCGGTGGAATAAGATACAAGACAACTGGCGCTGGAACTACAGACCAAATTTTAAGTTTTGTAATGGGTGGTGGCACTGATTTAGTTACAATAGACAATCTTGGTACTGCAACATTTACCAACACTGTAAAAGCAAATGCTGGTCTTAATGTAGGTTCGCCAACAGTCACAGGGTTTGCAACAAACATCAAAGCAAGTACGGATGTTTTGAGTTTAGAAGCAGATGGGACTGGAGGCCCACAGCTTAGATTAACCGACACTAGCTCATCTTCTGATGATGATACATTTTCATTAATAGATTTTTCTGCAAAAGACTCTGGCGGAACTCAGACAATTATGAATCGCATTGCAAGTACAATTCCAGATAACTCTGCTGGAACTGTAGATACTGCATTATCCATATACGCAAAAAGCAACAATACTTTAACAGAAACTGTTAGAATTGGTAGTAGTAGATTATATTTACCTCAAGGTCAAATAGGTTTCCCAGCTACTCAAAATGCAAGTTCCGACCCAAACACATTAGATGATTATGAGGAAGCTGAACATTCCGCAACTGTTACTGGTGAAGATGGCGGTAGTTTTGCTATGAGCACAAATAACACGCTTAGATATACTAAGATAGGTCGGTTGGTTCATATTCAAGGATTGCTTTCAATTACATCTGATAGCTCTGCAAGTGGTGACATAAAAATTACTCTTCCATTTACTGCTGGAGATGGTACGGATTTAAGTGGAAGAGCTTATGGTAGTTGTCAAATATACAACCACGGAGGAACTATATCTGGGAATACAAGTGTAGAAGTTGTTGAAGGTAATAATTTTTGCAAATTGCTTGAGGTTGAGGATAATGGTGATAGAGATTATCTCGATGAAGGTGATGTAGATGGAGCTTGGGATGTTGCTTTTGATTTCACATACTCGGTTTAAAAATATACCTAATGGATTTTAGGTTGGAACAAATAAGGAGTTAGAAATGGCTTTAGAGAAAAAAATAACATACGATTACGAAGTTCGTACTGAACATAAGATAATTCAGCAACGACAAAGAACTGCAATCGTAGAAGATGGAAAGGAAATATCGTTTTCTTATCTCAGAAAATCATTTGCACCAGATGCAGACATTAGTGGTGAATCTGATGAGTTAAAAGCATTGGCAAATAGTTTATGGAATGACGATGTGAAAAAAGCGTGGGCTGATAAACAAAAAACTATAGAAAAGTTACCAGAATAATTAACTAACAAGGAGTCAATAATGGCGAAAAAAGAAAAAGAAAAGCCAGTCTTGAATCTTGATGACAAAGAGTATGTTATTGAGGATATGACTGATGAACAGAAAATGATGGTGAATCATATTAACGATTTGCAAAATAAGCTAAATGCAAATCAGTTTATGGCTGACCAATTAACTATTGGAAGAAAAGCTTTTGTAGATATGCTTAAAGATTCATTAGAAAATGGTTTATCTCAGGAACCCGGCAATAAGGAAGGATAATGATTATAAGGAGGTGTAGTCAAGGTCATCATATTAGACTCCATAAAAATAATACTAAGGGTGTTAAGCGTACTAAAACCTATAAAGATGGTACGATTGAGACCTTGACCTATCCTTCTTCTTATAGTTATTTTATAGATGTAGGCGGTGAGGTGGTTAAGAAAACAAATAGTTTTAAAGTGGCTGAAGAGTTTTATGTAGATGAGTGTTCAAAGAAACATAGCAATGGCCACGGAAGATTAATAGTTGGTAAACATCACGTTGTTAATGGAGTAGCGACAAGTCAGTCTGATTATCCTACAATGGATAATACTAAGGTTGAGATACAAGATTTTTATGAAAAAAGGAATATTTCATTTAGTTCTTCTGAGACTAAATCAGAACTTCTTTCAAGGATAGTTCCTCAAATAAGCGGTACTCAAGAAGTATCAAAACACATAAAGGTATAGATATGAAGATAATAATGGCTTTTATTATAGCTTTTTCTTTTTTAAGTGGAAGACCTAGTAATGTTAATAAGTATGAAGAGTTAGCATTTAGTGAAGAGGTTAAGAAGAAAAAGAAAAAAGGTAAAAAAATTACTAAGGGCAAAAAAAAGAAAAAAGGTTTTTTCTCAAAAGTCTTTGGCTCTAAATAAGGAGGCTTAAGTGACAGGATTATATAAATATTCATCAAGAGAGGCTTCTAATCTTTTATTAGGGCAGAATGGGTTTGACCTAATAGCAGAGCACGATACAAACACATCATCCCCAGACACAGGTTCTTGGATAGCAATACAGGCCCTTGGTAAAGGTGGTGGTGATGCCGCTGTTGAATTTTTAAAACTAAAGGTAACTGCTAATATAGGAGATGGGATATCAGATTGGTTTTATATGATTCCCGGAGAAATACTTTATGGGAACTTTAGTGGAATTATTAATCACACAGACTCTACGGCAACGTGCATAGCTTACAGAGGGTAAGAAGAACTAGTAGGTTGGCTAGACGTAATGCTAGTATTGGAAATAGTAAGCCAATACAAAGTATTGAGGTTGATAACAAGCCTATGAAAAATTTAGAAAATATGGTTTCAGGTTTGCTAGATAAATGGAATTATCAAGATAAGCAAATGAATGATTTATTTAAAGAATTAAAAACTGATATTAATCATATGGAGGATAGGTTAGATAAGAACATATATAATATCAACGGTGAGATACATAAGCTAAAAACATCTATTGATACTCCAGTAGAAAAACCTAATTTATTAAAAAGAATTTTAAATTGGATTAAGTTAAACTTATTTAAAATAAAATGAACAAAGTAGTAGTAAAATTAAAAAGCGGAGATTTTAAAATTGTTAATACGAGTTATAATATACCTGTTTCTTACAATTATGTTAGGGAGTTGCAGTCAGGGGTGGAGCGTGGGCGAGGTTCAGCTAACTCCACAAGACACAGTGGCAAACACAGTGTTCATAGAGGTAATGGGAGTTGATTCAGTTATGCATTATTATCACGGTAAGGTGCTTAGCCAGTCTAATTGGTGTTGGGTTCATCATCAATATGAGGATGTGGTGAAATAAATGGATTTCATAGCTCTATATGGCGAAGCTGGGATGATAGGGGTTGTAGGTGCAATGTTTGTATATCTTGTTGTATCCTTATCTAATAAGTCTGCTCAGCAACAAGAAACGTTAGAAAATTTAAAAGTAGAAAATAAAGGTCAATCAGAAACCTTAGAAAATATGGAGGGTATGGTTATTAAACTTATAGGAAGATGGAACCAATCAGATGATAAGTTAGATAGGAAGTTTGATGCGCTTACAAAAGAAATAAATGATATGGATAATCAGCTATCAGAAATTAAAGGTTCTGTTAGTAGAATAAATGGAAGGCATTAATGGATAATAAAGACATATACTCCCTACTGGTAAAGCACGATGAAAGATTAAAAAATATTTACTCTAGCTTATCTAGGGTAGAGAAACACTTGGAAAAGTTAAATGGGAAAGTAGGCAATCACGAAAAGTCCATTGCTAAAATGCAAGTAGTGGGCACCATAGGTGTTGTTTCTTTTCCAGTAATAGTAAACATAATAATGAGGTTAATATAATGTTAATGAAAATGATAGCTGATGAGTTGTTAGCTGACTCAACAAAAGATGAAATTATTGATGAAATCAATAAAGCTGTTGATATTCCAATTATCAGTGAGAAAACAGAGAAGGCTATTCTTGAAGCTCTTTGGAAAATTATCAAAGGTGTCTTACTCAAAAAACTTGGTATATAATACCTATGGCTAAGGTAAAACCTAAGTCTCCAGCTTGGCAAAGAAAGGCAGGCAAAAATCCCAAGGGTGGATTAAACGCTAAAGGTAGAGCTAGCTATAAAGGTGGAACCTTGAGGGCTCCGGTTAAGTCAGGAGACAACCCAAGAAGAGCTAGTTTCCTAGCTCGGATGGGAAATATGCCGGGGCCAGAAAGAAAAAATGGCAAACCTACAAGGTTATTATTGTCGCTAAGAGCTTGGGGTGCTAGTTCAAAAGCAGATGCCAAGAGAAAAGCAAAGGCTATTAGTGCAAGAAATAAAGCTAAGAAGAAAAAAAAGCAATAATTATGATTAAAAAAATAAAAGGTGTATCTGTTTCAGGTTTAACAACAAGACAAGCCAGTGCTATGAAAAAGCACGCAAAGCATCACACTGCAAAACATTTAAGGTCTATGGTTACTGCTATGAAAAATGGTAAAACATTTACTCAATCTCACAAAATGGCAATGAAAAAGGTAGGTAAGTAATAGCTACTAAGAAAAAGAAGTAATTATGTATAAATTTGGAAAAAGAAGTAAAGAAAGACTTAAGGGTGTTGACGCTAAGCTTGTCAATGTCCTTAATGAGCTTATAAAAATTATGGATGTCACCATAATAGAAGGATTGCGTAGCGAAAAAAGACAGAAAGAGCTGTTGGAAAAGGGGGCTACTAAGGTTAAGTATTCGAAACATATGGAAGGAAAGGCGGTAGACTTAGCTCCCTACCCAATAGACTGGAATAATAGAGATGGATTTCACTATATGGGTGGAATGATTCGTGGTATAGCAAAGCAACTTGGTGTCAAAGTTAGATGGGGTGGAGATTGGGATTCGGATGGAGATATAAAAGATAATGGCTTTGATGATTTAGTTCATATTGAGTTACGTGATTAATGGCTAAGAATTTTCTACAGATAAAAGACTGGTCTGGCGGTATGAATAATAGGAAAGACCCTAGAGATTTAAATGTAAATGAATGTTCTTTTATATCTAATATGTCTATTGATTCATTAGGTAAGATAAAAACCATTGGTGGTTTATATGAAGCAAAAGAAGGCTCTGATGGTACTACTGATTTAACATATTATATTGTTTCCAGAACAGCAAACATAGTTGGCGCTGGAGGCTATGGAGCGTTTTATTTTGAATCTGACCATAGTGGGGACTATGATGCTAATATAACTGAAACAAAAAGTGGTACTGCGTTAGCAATAGGAACGTCTAATGGAAACATAAGTTTTGTTCAAGTTAAGACAACTGAAGATACTCCTGCAAACATACCTACGGTACCAACATAATAGGATATTGAATGCCAACACCCTCGCAAAACTATATGGTCTTAAAAGGTGGAACCAACTCTAGTAATAGTACTATATATACAGATGATGATAGCACCACGCAAAATAAAATAAAAGTTGGTGATACTATTAAGATTTCTGGTACTGCAAGTAATAACGGAGTTTTTACAGTAACAGACATAACAACAGATGGCACATCTCTTGGGTCTAATGGAGATGTATACTACTCTTTAAAGGGAGTGCAATTAACTAATGAAAGTAGTGCAGATAGCACTGACCCATTGATAGAGGTTGTTAGAGCACCGGGGGATAAGTTAATTGCTCTTGGTGATGTGGATAGTGCCGGGGGTATTGATGTTTGGTCAAACAACGCTACTACTGATTATGTAGGCGTAAGTCCGGCAAGCGCAAACGGGTGGACTGAATCAGCAATTACCCCAACATCAGATGGGAATGACGCTAAGTATATATATTATTTTGCAGATGAAGCCTTAAGGGTTTGCAATATAAATGAATCTAATACAAGTACCATAAGGTGGTATGGATATATACAGAGACAGCAATTTAGTAATAATTTAGGGCTGTCGTTTTCTGAGTGGCAAGAACATCCAAATACATTAGCTCCCCCTAGATTAGCTCAAGGCTCCTTTACTCACTGTTATGGAACATCAAGCCATTCTAATTCAACTGCAACTAATTTTTATCAAAATAATCGTGGAGTTGCAAGGCAGAAAGAATTCACAGATGGTAGCGCTTTAAGGTTTAGGGCTGATACTGGTCATTTTGCAAATATGTTAGGAGCCACTCAAAAAGCCTTTCTATTAGATGCACTAAACGACGATGATTCAGTTCTTGATTTTGGTGGGAATACATCTGATGGCGATGGAGTCTTACTCGATGTTGCTACTAAAGGTTTTGTAAGTGCTAGTAGCAGTGCAACTTTTATTATTAATAGTGGAAGCGGTAGATTGACAAATACTGGGAGTGCCAGAGGCGAAGTATACTTAAGAATTATCACTGTTTCTGGAACAAAATATCAAGTAAGTTTTGACGTAGGTTCTGGCAGTAATGCAAACGCTAGAGTGTCTCTTAGTACTGATACAAGTCACAATTCATCGGCTCAATCTGCATCAATTTCCTCAGGTGGTGCTACAAATAATTCATTGCAAAATAGTTTTACTGCAGAAGCTTCTACATCTTATTTAATATTACAAGTAGATTCTACGACAAATACTGAATATTGTGATTTTGACAATATAACTGTGTATATTGAAGATGAGCTTGCTATGGAAAATACTAGCTCTGTTGCTGTATTAGACCAAAACATTCTTGGGGAGGTAATAACAATTGGGGAGGCTTTAGGTACTTATCCAAAAGAAGCTTTAATTTGTACTCAAGTTTCTGGTGGTGGAGGTGGCCCCATAACGTATAAAAGAAAATATGGAGGGGCTTTAGTAGGTACAGCACCTCACGTAATAAATAATGCAGATACTCCAATAGTAGAAAGAGGACTCGGTTTTAACATAGGAGTGTCTGAAGTTGATTCTGGTAGCACTGGAGCCCCAGATGGCTCTTGGGAGGCTGGAACTTATGAGTTTTATCAAACATTTTTATATGATGGCAACCAAGAGTCGTTACCTCTTCAGATGGGTGGTGGCCAAGCTACTACATCATTAGCGGCTTTTGAGGTAACAGCTACTGGTGACAAATCCCTTATCGTCTCAGTGTACGCAGATGTTTTCTATAGTGGTAGAATATCTGGAGCTAGGGTGTATACAAGATTAAAAAACACTGATGATGATTTAATTTTATTTGCAGACATAGACATAGTAAAAGGCGTAAGGTTAACCATAGATGGAACTCACGTTCCTTGGTCTTATGAAAGTGCAGATGGTTATTATGTTTTAGATTCCGTATCTGAAAGACCAAACCTAGACACATATAATACTATAAATGGATACCCACCTGACATACATTTTAATGCAATTGGTGGAAGAAATGAAGTATATAAAGCTTCTGTTGTAGCTAATAGAAGAGCTTTTATTGCCAACTTAAAAGTAAAAGGAGCAAATATAGAGCTACAAAAATATGGCGATAGAATTATGTATAGTGAGATTAATAGATTTGATACATTTCTTGAGTATAATTTCATAGATGTTTCTAAAGGTGATTTTGGTGAATATGTGGCATTAGAATCATATGCAGATAGGCTATTAGCATTTAAACATAATTTAATTCACGTTATAAACATTGCAAGTCCTAGCCCAGCTAACTGGTTTCTTGAGGATACGATAAAACATTTTGGAGCGAATTATAATTTTAGCGTTACTAAAACAGCAAATGGTATTGCTTGGTTAACTGACAATGGATGTTATTTATACGATGGTAATGTTAATAACTTATTAGATAGGAAGATAGCTGTAAGTTCTGCTTCATATTCAGGTACAGATGTAAATTGGCAAGATTGGTATAGGGGTACTTCTAATGTGAAAGATGTTTCTCTTGGATATGAACCAATAAGCAACTCTTTATTAATGTTTAGAAGCCCAGATGATAGTAGTGATTATTCTAATACTGGTTGGATATATGATTTTGATACAAATGGGTGGGCTTACCATACAAGTATTTTTACAGATAGTGAGAATTATACAAATTTTATAATTGATTGGAATAATAACTTAACTGTTGGTTGGCAAGATAGTAACACTATACATTTTTATAAATACTTACCTATAAGCAAGTCACTACAAAATCAAGAATTTGTTACTAGAGATATAGATTTTGCAGTTCCGGGTTTGGTAAAAAAGATATATAAAGTGATAGTAACGTATAAGTCTGATGCATCAGTAACAACTCCATTTTCATATGCTATAGATGGTAAGCAAAATTTCTCAGGAGATGGAGGTGGAACATTTACTGGTAATTTCTCAGATACAAGTAGTAAATGGGATGTTGTCACGCTAACCCCATCATCCACTATATCTTGTCAAAGTATACAGATTAAATTTGCCAATGGCTCATCAGCTGGAAAATTTGAAATAAACGATATTACAATTCAATATAGAGCAATAAGAGATAAAGAAGCAACGTAATGTCATTACTAGATAGAAACGTAAGAAGGTTAATAAATACAAAGCAAGATTCTTTGGAGTTTAAAGGAGTCCCTTCGTCCAATAGTCTACTAGATGGACAAACTGCAGTGCAAAAAGAATCAAATAGCCAACTTGCAATATATAGAAAAAAATTTGGAAAGATATGGAAATCATATATGTCATCCAATGGTAATCAATTCGTTGATAGAGATTTAATTATAGGTGGAAAAGTTAAGTCCAGAGTAACTGTAGAAGACTTAGTGTTTAAACAAGGTTCTGAAAAAACCATAGTTGAAACTGGAGGTAGGGGTAGTATAAGCATTTCAGATTCATATCATATTGTAGATACGCAATCTGATGCTTCAAGTGATAATTTAGATGAGATTCAAGGTGGTGAAGCTGGCCAAATATTAATTTTAAGAACTGCTAATAGTAGTAGAGATGTTGTTGTTAGACACGATGAGGGAAATATATTTACAGCTAGTGGAAGCAACGTCACTCTTGGGACGACAAATAGTTTTATTATTTTATTAAGAATAAGTACAGGTTGGTACGAAATTATAAGTAGAAGTTATTAAGGGGATAAAAATGAATAATACAATAAGAGGATATTTAGGTGGTGGTTTAATTCCTCGTATGGGGTATCAATCTGGTGGTTATATCCCCGGGGTTTCTGGAGCTGGTTTTAGAATGGGCTTGCAAAGAGATGCATCCAAAGCTCAGGAAGAATTTCAAAAGCAAGCTGAGAAATATAAAGAAGAGCAGGAAAAAAGGGGTTTGTTTGGTAAAATTGGTAGCGCTCTTGGAACAGCGGCAGGTGTTGCCCTAGCCCCTGCTACTGGAGGTTTGAGTTTAATTGCGGCTAAGGGAATAGGTTCTGCTTTAGGTTCTGGATTAGGAGAAATGGCGGCTGGCAAGATGTACGATACTGGTAAGATTGGCTCATCTACTGGGTTATACACTAAAGATTTTCAAGAATTATCTAAGATGGAAACAGATATGGATAAAGGCACCTTAGGAAGAGCTCTTGGGGCTGGGGCTGGGACAGCTTGGAGTGCTGGATTAGGAGACTTAGTTAAGATGGGTGCTGGTAGCTTATTTGGAAAAGGTAGACAACTTCTAGGGCTCCAACCAGATATGGCAGGTAAAGTTGTAGATGCTTCTGGAAATATCGTCAACATTCCTCAAGCTAATGTAGGAATTGCAGATGATTATTTCTCTCAAACACTTGGTTTCCAAGACGGCGGTATGCTTAGAATGACTATGCCTGAAGAAAGATTGGGAAATTTCTCATCATCATTTTTTGATTCTTTAGAAACAGCAGAGCCAAGCACCTCTGGTGTTGATATTAGCACACCAATAATGCCCCCATCTAATCAAAAGCAAGTAGAGCAAGAAGTGGAGCCTGAATTAGTTAACACAGATAGCCCTAGTGCTATTGGCCCTTTAACAGATGAAGAACCTATGGAGATTCCATCTGGTGAACAACTTGCTAACATTGAAAATTTACAAAAAGATAGACAAGAGATGGGATTAAGAAGGGATTATAGAAACCCTATGACAGTTAAAAGTGTTACTGATAAACTATTTGGGAAAAATAGGTATACTGCTCGCCACGAAGCGGAAGGGATTACAAAAGAAAAGTTTGATGAAGCCTTATCTAATTTACCATCAGAACTTAATTCTTCGCAGTTAAGGAGGCAGGATGCATTAACAAAAATGCTAGATAAGGAAAGAATTCAAAGGTCTATGAATGAGAGGTATAATGAGGGACTTATAAGTGATATGGATATACTACCAGATGCTCCTATAACGCCCTTATTTGAAAGTCAAAGTCCAACTGAAATGGCTTATCAATCATCATTGCCACGTGCAGAATCAATAGGCTTAGACAACCAACTACTATCTATGGCTCAAGATTCATTAGCACAACAAAGAAAGATGGAGGGTATTGCAAGTGGATTAGGTGACTATATAAATACTGGTATGCAGATGGGAGGAAAGGTTGGGTATTATGGAAAAGGAAAAGGCCTTTTAAGTATAAACCCTTTTATAAGGAGGATAATATAATGTATTTTGGTAACGACCCTAGACCCGGAGATAGTCAACCAATAATGGCTGAGAAGGATGAATACGTTGTGAATAGAAATGCGGCTAGAAAACACAAGCCCTTACTAGACTATTTAAATTTCATAGATGAACCTAGATTTGGCAATAAGGAAATGGCTCACTCTGCAATAGATGAAGCTATGGCTCTTAACACACTCTCTGGAATTGGCACACAAGGGCGTATTACGATGGATGATGTGGATACTGGTATGATGCAAAAAGGTGGAAAAGTTCCTAAGTATAATGAGGGTGGAGTAATACAAGATAAAAGAGAACGTAAAAGTAAATACACTTTAGGGGTTAGAGACGAACTTGCAGATAGTATAGATTATTTCAAGAGCATTGACAACCTATTATCAAGCACTAGAACAAATGATAAATATGGTTTTTCCAAACAAGAAAGAGATAATCTAGATTTCCTTGCAGAGCAAGGGGTTATTGACGTAGAGCAAGCGTTAAAGCATTTGGATAATATACAAGATGCATATCAAAGAAAAGCAGTTGGCTTTCATATGCCAAGAAAATTTCAAACCGGTGGTAATGTATCATATGGTGGTGAGACAATAGAAAAACCTACATTAGAAGACATATATGAAAAAGCAGGAGTTATGCCTAATACCCAACAGAAACCCTCTTTTGAATCAAGTTTTGGTTCATTAGGTGACGACAGATTTATTGGTACAAGGGGAACATATGAATCTGCGATTGAGTCATTAACTTCTAAAGGCACTGGAGCTATTAGTAAGGCAATGAGTGACTCAGCTAGTGTCGGTCAAGGATTTGGGGATATTGGTATTAAAAAAGCAATACAGCAAAAGGTCAGAGAAAGTGCTGAAAGGGGAGTTTCTTTAGGAAGAGACGAAGCAAAAAGACAGCTCTTCGAAAATGAAAGAAGCATTAATGAGGCATATATGACTGATGCATTAAATGAATTAGCTAGATTGGAGTCACTCCAAGGAACAGTCCCTTACCCACCGAGAGCTGGTGGGAGTGGTATGGAAGGAATTGACTTAGGTGGAGGTGGGTTTGGTGGTGGAGTATATGGTCAAAGCGACCTATATGGTGACGTAGATAGTAGGTCTCCATTAGAAAGCTCCGGAACATATGATGGTGAAACAATTACATATGATGGAGAAACCTATACGTGGAATGGAACCGATTGGGAAATTAATTGATTATAAACAAGTATTTAAATAGGGGATAATATGGCAAGATTAATGACTAGACCATCTGTGGTTATACAAGAACCTGAAAGTGGTTTTGACGTATTTTTAAAAGAGGTAGCTAAGTATTATAGCCCCGAATATCAGCTTGCAAAAAAGCAAGATGAGCGTGCTGATGCTAGACTTGAATTATCTAGGCAACAGTTTGAAGAACAAATAGAAAGCAATAGAATAAACAACGCAAGGAGCCAAGAGGCCCTTAAACAAAGTAAGAGAAATTCTGAAATACGAGAACAAGAACTAGAGCTAAATAGATTTAGAACTGATTATAACCAAGCTAAAGACTATATTGATGAATCATTAAAATCTTACTCAAGCTCAGGCGATATGTCCACTATGAATGTAGACTCTATTTTACTTGGTGCTAGCGAAAATGAAAAAGTTAGAAATAGATTAAAACCAATACTTTTAAATGTGGTTGAAAGTGCTAAGACTAAGGAGTCAATGGCTAACTCATTTATGGAGAATTGGAATTTTAAAAACCCAGATAACCCTATGGGTATCGATGACGCAAGAACTTTCACTCAAGACCCTAAGTCCTATTCAACATTTCTATATAATACCTACCTTAAAGAGAAACCAGAAATAAGTTCATCTGACTCTAGAAAACTAACTTATTTGGCAGATGGGCTCAGTAGAAAAGAAAAAGAATTACTAGGTCTTAAAGAGGAGTTGTTAGTAGCAGAGGAAGGTACTGATTCTTACAGAATGAAATCAGATAGGGTAATTGAACTGGAAGAATCCATACGTAATTTTGAAGGTATGGTAAATAATATAATCGGCCTTGATAGCCCACTTGCCTCTAGTGTGGAAAATCCATTTGGCGAAGGTGTCGGTGGAGTAGATGATGCGCAAGGAGGATTAGCGCCACTTTCTAATCAAGCCTACATTGCGGAATTAAGAAGGAGAGGTATTGGAGGTGTCCCTACCACTATCGATGATGGTAGTTATGACTTAGCCTTTGGCTCAGATATGGAAACTGATACGTTGATAGCTGATAGCGCTATTGAAACAGCTATGAAAAACGCAACTGGGGAAAATGTGGAAAAGGTATTTTCAGATGGTAAAGAAGTACCAGAAATGTGGTTAGAACCAGCTGATGAAGACCTACAAGGTAATCTAATGTCTGGGGTTTCTCAGGTTGGGGCAAGTACTGTTCCACCAAAAAATCAAGGTACCTACGTACAAGAACTTTTTAATATGTTGCCCGGTAATTACACAGACCCAACTGAATTAAGAAAAGTAGACGCTATGTCGGATAAGGAACTTTCTAATGTGTTTCCTGACAATTACATAGACCCTACTGAATTAAGAAAGGTTAATCAGCCTACTGTAACAGAGAGTGTTGGGGACTTGAGACCAGCAACACCTGTGCCATCTGCTCAGGCAGATATAGAAGGAGATGTTAAGATAGATTCTTTAGAGTTAGAAGATTTTTCCAATCTTCCTCAAGCTCCTAGCCCAACGATAAACTCTCTTAAATCATTATCAATAGCCGATGATAAGGGAGAGCAATTAAATGTAGATAATCCTGCTAAGTTTCAATCACAATTAAAGTCTATGTATAATAAAATATTTAGAAAGGGAGCACGCTCTGGCTTAAGTAAAGATGAATATACTAGGTTAAATAGAGAATTGATAAGATTAATTTCTACAGGTTCAGGTATACAGCCTGCTACGGGGAATAGAATGTCAAGGATAGTACCAAGAGAAATAGAAATGTTTTTAAAATCTAAAAAACTTACTCCAGAATCTGCAATAAAAATACTAAATGAAAACATAAGATGGAGTAGATAGTATGGCACAGTTCTCTCAAAATATGTCAAAGGAAGAACTTGTAAATGCATTTTCTACAAAGTCTCCTTTCTTGGGTAAAATGAGTGTTGATGGGGCCTACAATTATATAGTACGACAATACCCTCAATACAAATTAGATTCTGAAGAAACAGCATATAAGCCAGCTACTTCAAAAAAGAAGAACATATGGGATTCCTTACCAGCTCAAATAAGAAAAGGTTATAATGATTCAATACAAGGAATGGCTTATGAAATGGCGACTGGAAATAAGAGATTTGACATTAGTGATTATGAAGAGGGAATAGTAAATGATTTGGCGGCTGGTGTGGCTTCTTTCTTTGCGCCAGTAGATTTTGCAACAACTATTGCTGGTGGAGGCATAGGAGGTGCGGCTACTAAATCATTAGTTAAGAAGTTTGTATTTAAAAAACTTGTTAATAACGGGGCTTTAAAAACAACTGCTGGTAGAGCGGCTGTTAAAGCTGGTGAGTTTGCTTCTAAGGTTGGAGCCGGAGCTGGTACACTTGGTTTATATTCAGGAGCAGGGGATGCATTACAGCAAAAAATAACAGATGGGACAATTAATGTTGGGAGAGTTGTTAAGACTGGTGTCAAGGGAGCTATCCTTGGTGGTATGACTGGTGGAACTAATGCATATTTAACAAAAAGAGGAGCTAAGACATTAACTAAAGTTGGTGCAGAAATTGGTACATTCGGTATAGGTGCTCCAGTATTAGAGGGAGAGATGCCAACACCTCAAGACTTTTTACACGCTGGAAGTATGATTGCAGGTATTAAAGGTGTTAATTGGTTAGGTTCTAAGGGGCTAAAAGAGGTAAAGAAATTTGCTGATAGCGCAAGGGAAGCTGAGTATAGAACTGAAATAATCGAAAAGGGAACATCAGGTAGGGAAGAGTTATTTAAAACAGCTTCAGAAGCTAGGGGATTAAGAAGGCTTGTTCAAGAAAAAGAAAAAAAGGTTTGGGAGAATAGGAGGGGGCAAAGGGGTATAATTGTTTCAGAAGGCCCCGAAAAAATTCAATTCAAACCATTTGGTGGAGAGTCTAAGGGCTATGTTGCAAAAAACTTTTTCAATACTTTTAGGTCTAAAGACAGAGCCGATATGTCGGTTAAGGATATTAAGAAAAATAGAATAGATGATATAAGAAATCTTGAAAAAGAACTTGGACATAAAAAGAAAGTAAGGGAAACTAATAGAGTTAACTTAATGGAGAAAACAGATACTCCTAAAAAACCATCATTGGAAAATCTAAGTAATCAGTCTCTTGTAAAATTAAGAGATAAGCTCTCACTAGAACTATATTCAAAAGAAGCTATAAAAGATTTTGAAAAACTAGGTATTAAAATGATAAAGCCTAGAGTTAGTATGTTTATGGATAAAATATTTCCAGAAAAGGTAAGTAGGTTATTTGATGTAATAAGGCCTGCAAAAAACCAAGGTAGTGTAGACCAAATGAGAAGGGCATACATAGGGCTCGCAGATACATACTTCACAGACTATAGAAGGTTTACGGCTCAAGCGCACGATTTAATGAGTAAAAATAATTTCTTAATAGATAAACCAACTCCCGGAATGATAAGAAGATTATCTGAAGGGTTGGGGGTATCTAGTAAATCAGCATCAGATAATTATTGGACACTACTTACAGAAGCAGTAGAGAATGGTGTTGACATACCTGAAGTTACGAAATATAAATCTATCACTGATTATATATATAATAATGCTAAGCAATCTGGTGTCAATATTCCGGGTTATTTTGATAGGTATATACCTAGGATATTAAAGCAAGACGTTGCTACTGCGATATTTGCAGATATACAAAATTTAGCTAAGTTTGCATTCCCAAAAGCTGAGATATCAAAAGATAAAAAAATTAGAGAAGGTGTAAACTCGTATCAGCAATTGGTAGATATGATGTTAGAAGCTAAAGAAAATCCAGATATGTTTATCAAGAACAAGGGTAATGAAGCAAGGTTTCTAAATAGAATGATAAAGCTTTCTTTAAATAAATTTGAAAGTGATTATACGAAAAGGGGCCTTAGTTCTTTAATCGAAGAAGGTGGGGAACTTAAATACTTTAAGGCCTATAGTAGGCTAGCAAGAGAAACTTCTGGTGAGTTATTTAGAATAGATGGAAACATAGAAAGAAGTAGAAAGTTAAAACTACCCACAGATTTCTATGAAAGAGATGCTAAAAAATTATTAGCTATATATTCTAGTAATACAGCTAGGCGCTCAGCTGAAGTAAAGAATTTTGGGAGAGAAGGCGAGGTTGCTACATCTTTATTTAAAAATGCTACCGATGATGATAGACAGATAATGAAAGAGCTTCATAGGCACGTAATGGGAGATATTGCTCACGCAAGAGATTATAACTATAATCCAGCAATTAAAAACTTTTTAAAGAGAGCTGTTGAGTGGGAAACTGCAACTAAAATTGGTTTAGGTACTGCGTCTGCTATGAACTTGTCTCAGTTCACTATATCCTCCGCTCTTTCTGCTGGTTATTGGAGATTCGGCAAGGGGGCATATAAGTATTATACAGATGATAAGTTTAGAAAACAAGTAGATGCTTCAGGTGCAGACTTATATAGATATATAGATGAGATGTTAGAACTGTCAAATAAGGATGCTCTCACTACAAAGCTAGTAACTTACTTAACTGATAAATCTCAATTTAATAGAATAAATTCTTATAATAATATATTAGCGGCTTCTGCGGCAAGAGTATTTGTAGATGATTTAGTTGCAGTTGTTTCTGGTAATAGAAATATATTCAACCCCGGTCAATTAGGTTCAAAGAAATGGGCTAGAGCCACATTAGTTAAAATGGGAATAGAACCTAAGCATATTAAGCAAGGTAAGGTAAATGAAAGTGCGATGTTAAATGCTTTGAGTAAGTTTGCAATAGATACTCAGCTACAAAAAAATGTATTATCAGACCCATTAGTTTTTAATAGACCTACTTGGAAACCATTTCTACAATTTAAGAGCTTTGGCTATAGACAATATAATTTTATAAGGGATACATTAAGGCACGATGCATTGCACTATAATGTATTTCCTATGCTTAGGCTTGCAGGCGCTGGTTTTGCTACTGGTGCAATATCTTTAAAAGCAAAAGAGTATATGAAATACTTAGTATCTGGTGAGAAATCATATGACCCATCTAGATTTTTAGAAACAGATGGTGAGGAAATAATAGAAAACATAGCCGCTGTAGGTGCATTTGGATACTTAGGAGACTTTCTAACATCAGCGTTAGAAGAGGGTAAATCATACTCACGTGCATTAACCTTTTTAGCAACACCTGCCATTGTGTCTGACATAGATAACTTCTTAAATTCTTTTATACCAGCACTAGAAAGAGACTATAAAAATTATGAAGGTGATTTTATAAAAAGAGTTCCAGCTAGATTACTTAAGCTAACAGGTAGCCCATTACTTAAGGACTTGGCAAAAAGAAAAGATATAGGTATAGGCCAAACAACATTAATAGATGTCCCAATAGAAACAAAAGGTATGAGGAAAGATAGGATAACATTCTTAAGGGGAAGAAGAAAATCTGCATTACTAGATAAATTAGTAAAAGCTAATACTCCAGAAAATTACAAGGAAGTTATAAGAGACATTAAGCAATGGAATTCTGTATACCCTAATTATAAAATAAATGTTACTGATATAGATAACAAAGCAATAATGAAAAGAAAAATACAAAAGTGGAAAAAGAAACAAAATGTCTAATACTGTCAAAGGATATTTCGAACCCTCTTCTACTAGCGTCCATAATAATATAGATAATCTAATACTTGATGCCGAACTAGATAAACTTGCACAAACTGGTAGTATGCGTGCAGATACTAGGCCTCAGTACATAGGAGGAGTAGACCCTATTGTAGAGAATATAGCAATGGGCCCACTACTTACATTGAAAAGCCTTGGTAGTGTAGGTAAGAAACTTCTAGATAAGACTAATCTACGTAACCCAGTATCTCATTACACAACTGGACAAGGTGCTACTAATATATTAAAAGAGGGTAATATTCAAGGTACTAGTCTTTATCCCGGTAAGTCAAGCAGAACAAAATTTAGAAAATCTGGACAAGGTGACGACTGGTCAGCTTCCATTACTAGAGACCCTATGTTTACCTCAAGACCTCACGGCAGTATAGGAACAGATATTAGATTTATCTTAGATAGAGATGAGTTAGTTAGAAAAGGTTTCCCTATGAAGCCTATAGCTGTTGGAGGTTATAAGAAAACTAGTCCTTATGAATTTAATAAAGAAAATGCCAGATATCAAAAAATGAACCCTAAATTTGAGTTCGAAGAAAGAGTAAGAGGTAATATACCTACTGAAAATATTAAACTTATAGATATACTACAATTACCGATAGGCGATACTAAATATCATTCTGAAAATATGTCAAAGCTATTGAGACAATTATCTAAAACAAATATACCTATTATAAAAAGTAGTTCAGTAGAAAAAAGACTTAATAAAATGCCTATAAGTGATGTAGGCTCTTTGTCAGATATATATAAATTATGGGAAACGCCTACTTATAAATTTGACCCTTTCAAAAAAGTTAGGTAACTTTAAAAAGGCTTAGGTGTTCCACTAACTCTATCCCCTCTGCTCTTCGCTAGTTCTACTGCTTCAGATTCGGTATTAGTAACTAAGCAACTATTACCATAGTATCCAACCTCGCAAGAATTAGTACTACCATATCTATTCTTAGCTACAATCAGCTCTAGAAAACAATCACTATTCCCATCATCTCCATACCTTGACACCCAAGGATAGTGAGTAAATACTACTATCTCTGCATCTTGCTCTAAGTTACCAGACTCTGCTAAGTCAGACAACCTAGGAACTCTGTCATTTCTGTGCTCCATATTCCTATTCATCTGTGATACTAATATAACAGACATATCTTGTGCCTTAGCTAGCCACTTATAACTACGGCTAACATCTCCTATCTTTAAACGCAAATCCCTCCTATCGTGTGTGGGGTGCTCTATTAATCCTATATGGTCGTCTATTACCACATCTGGGTTTATTGATTTTATCTCACGGAATGTACCCTCTATATCCCTCACGTCATCAAACATAAATAATTTACCATTATATATTTTAGATATTTCTGATGAAACATCTCCTAATTCTACTTGGTCTATGCCTATGTTATTTCTAAGGTTTCTGTACTGTAATGATTTAGACTCCATAGCTATAAACTTCTTCATCATCTCAGTATTTGGCATTTCTCTATTGAACATAGCAACTGTAAGACCTTTATGAACTAAGTTCCTCGCTATGTTTGCAGACACAGTTGTCTTAGCATTGCCCGGTCTTCCTGCTATTATGGTAACCTCCCCTCTAGTCATTCCAGTTATTACTCTATCAAGAGTTCCTATGCCAGTAGGTATTTGAGTTGTTGAATTCAATATTGAATCTTTCGTATCTTCAAGTACAGAGTCTATGTCAAACGTTCTATTAGGCTGTAGTTTTATTATGTTGCCTATTGTGGTGTGGGCTTCTTCTAATAAATTACTAGTCTCTAAGGAAGAATCATTTAAATTCTTAGATATGCCTAACATCTGATTGTGCAGTATTCTTCTTAAGTAATATGCGTGTAATCTCTTGGCATATTCTATTGATTTAGATGCTGATATTACAATATCTAAGAACCCTGCTATCTCATACTTGGGGCTATGGTTATCGTTATTATTCCCAACCTCTTCACATATTGTTATTAAGTCTATGTCTTGATTACTGGAGTTGAGTTTATCTATTGCAAGCCAAACTTTCTGGTTGAAGCTTGAATAAAAGAATTCCTTATCTGGAATATACTGCTTTACTAAGTCTACATATTTACTATTAGTAATCAAACAACCTAATAATGCTTGTTCTAGTTCAATACTCTTCATTTATATCCTTTAGTTTTGGTGGGATTCTATCCAGCTTTTTCCTTTCGTACTCACGCCTAAGTAAAATCCTCTTACTTTCATTCTTTATCATACCTGCTAGGTACTTTACCCCAAATCCCTTTTGGATTCCTCCTTTGCTGTCAAACTTTCTTATTGACTCCATAACTATCTCATCCTCAACCTTCTCTATATCTGCTAGGAATCCAGTTTTTACAATATCATCCACATCCCAGTGCTTGGAGAATTTATCTAATATACTATCTATATACTCCAATACTTTCGGAGGTCTCATAAGTCTAAGAGATTCTAGTCTAAACCTAACATCCTTTTTTAGAATATTGTTATTACATAATGGACATTTAGCCACAGATACCACACTCCCCTTCTTCCATTGGTATCTTAGCAAACATAGATTTTCTTAATAACTGAGTGCCAAGTGATTTACCACCAGACGTTATTGACTTTGTTTGATATGGGTTTTTACATATTGAACATCTATATACCTTACTTAAAGATTCTATCTTTATCCTACTCTTATCAGTAATAGAGTATTTCACAGCTTCCCAATCAATCCAATCCTTACCTAAGTAATGCTCTATGTTAAGAATTCTACTTCTTGTCATTGCTTCGTATTTTTTTCTAGAGTCTTTAGCCTCGCTATTATCTCTAACAAATTTGTCATTGGTATTATAGCGTATACTTTGCCCCTTGATTCCTTCACGCATTGGAGGTGTAATCCCTCTATTTGCTCCGATGGTTTCAGCCATTCTGCTATCCTTTTCCGTACCTTACATTGTACGGTGTATTCTTCTATTGTTAAGTCAACTTCAGGGTGGAGTCCTAATGACCTTCCATCAGAACCCCACGCTCTGTTAGATTCTAAGCCATATTCCTTTGCTAGGTTTACAACTTCTCTTTCAAATCTATTTCCTTTTGCTTTGCTTTTTGACGGCACGTTTTCTACCCCTCTTTCTTTTTTTCTTGAATGGGCTCTCTAGGAATTTCTCCATCCCTAGTGCCACTTTCTTGAATAAGTCCATCTATTTTTTTCTCCATAAACTTAGTATACTCTTCTGTTTCCCCTTTCATTTTTAGGTAATTATATAGGAAATCTCCAAGCATTTCTATTGTTTTTTTATTAGAAATAACTAACCCAGACACATAGTCTAATTGTCTCTGTATAGTTCTCTTTGTGAGTTTATTATTTTTTCTCTTCATAGTATTAATAGATTGGTGAGGTAAACTTTTGGTGCCAACCAAGAATTTTATAAATCAACTTGATTTGTATTCTCTTTTACCCCACCATATCTAATTATTTATTATCTATTTTATTCTCTATTCTATTAAGTCTCCATACAACGCTTAACTGTAACACAAGCATCATCAACATAGTAAATTCCCAATAGGGAAAATACTCTACACTAAATAATGCTTCCCAATAGTATCTCATTTCTTACTCCTATTCTTCTTTGTTTTTTTAATGCAGTCATCACAGACTCCAGATTTATTCATTGTCGGCTTATCACAACCGTGACACATAAAAGGTGTTGGCATATAAACTCCTTAATTAATAGGGTGTTTTAGAGGAAATGTAAGGAGAATAGCAATCTAACCTTCAAGGGACACCCAAACCCTACTATTAATAAATACTTTGGGGTGTTTAAGGTACACCCCTAACCTTTCTCTATCTACTTACTAGATAGCGAGTATGTGGCATACCCTTTACTATTGTCTGTATCAATATTCATACTGAACGTATTACGCAGAGTCCATATTACAGCCGCTAATCTATAGATTCCAAATCTAGTAACAGCTGTTCTTGCAGTTATCTTTTTACCAGTAAATAAAAAGTCTCTTACTTTCTCTACTTGTGTTTTTCTTTTCCGTGCCACGTTGGCTCCTTTTTGTATTTGGTTCTTAGCTTCTTGATTAAGAGGTAATCCTCTTTATCACTTAACTCATAGATACTCCTTTCACCTTTCGTAAACTCCTTAGATATATCTGTCATATGTCGTAGTCCATCGTACCATCCGAACTTAGTAGTGAAAGAATGCTCTATCTCATTCCACTTTTTTATCTCCATTAGGGCTACCTCCATATTCATTATATAATCTACTAGGGTATATCTCTTCTTCGTCTGCTGTCATTCCCTCTGCCATATTGCGTTCTGCTATTTCGTCGTATTCCTTTTGTAGTTTACCCCTTAGCATATCTGCTTCCTCTCTAATATCCCAATGGTTTGGTTTACTAGCACCGTACTTCATTATATCTGAATAAGCTGATAAGGCTCTAATGATGATATCGTATTCTTGGTTTGTTATTTTCATCTAAAATGGCATATCAGATGTGTCCATTTTGCCATTACTCCAAGAGAAAACACCAACTGCTTTAGGTGACGTAACCTCTTCTCCATCTCTATTAGTCCAAGTCTCGTGTTCTATTTTTATGATAGCTGGAACACCTTCGCAATTAGATGGCGATAGTATTGGCAAAGAATACAATGTTTTACCATCAACCTCTTTCTCTTCTGGCTTTATTCTAAGAGCCTCACATAGCTCTTTGAATTGTCTATTACCTCCAGAATTAGGTTGGAGATTCTTTTCACTAGGGTTTTTAAATCTAAAGAAACCCTTAGACCTAATTGTCTTACCTACAAACACACTACCATTATGCTCTCCAAACATTTTATCAGCATTATCTTCTGCTAATTTAAATGTTAAATTGTATATGTCTGCTAGGTGTTTTCCCCTAATAATAACATCTTCTTTTACTGTAAAGTCCTTTACGTGTGCATAGTAGTCACCCTCTGGAACTATTACACTTGGCTTGTCTTCGGTTGGGTCGTAGTAAGACTCCCCTCCCATAACATCACCAAGTACAGCGTCAATTGAATTATCCATTATCTACTCCTTCTTTCTTTAATTGATATATTCTTGTTATTACTTTACTTATATCTCTTTTCTCAATGTCCCCATTCTCTATGGTAAGAGATATCTTATCTTTCCATTCATCATCTAAGCCTTCCATCTCTCCTACTATATAGTCTATATCATCTTGACTTAATGATGTGTCTTCTACTCTATTTCTGTAGACATCATCAGCGATATTAAGGTACATATTAAATGCTTTCTTAATACAATCTGTATTGGCTGACTTAATATCATTTCCAACATCTACAAAGTTATCACTATTTCTTTTCTTCTGTATTCTATGAGCCGCAGTACAATCTCCCTCTCTCCATATTCCACCCTCGTACCACTTAAGTCTTCCGTGTACCATAAATGCCTCACTCCCTAAAGTCTCAGTACTTATTATAGTCCAAGACCATCCGGGATAGTGCTTATCTGCTATCTTTCTCATATAGGAGTACTCTACATAATCTACACCCATCTTATTCTTAACGAATGACTTAGGGGTATCTTCCATAGATACTTTCTCGTGCAAGTCTCTTATGGTATCAAATGCACTACTCTCTATTATAGAATTATCTTCTATTACAGATATTTCATTACTCATTCACACCTCTCTTTTTATATTTTCTTAACATAGCTACCATTAGTATTAGGTAGTTAATCATATCTTGTATCCTACCTTCAATAGGCTCTGAGTATTCCTTCCCATCTTTAAAGTAGTTGTTAATACTAGAACTATGCTTTTGATAGTATACAGATAACACTTGTAACGGTTCTATGTTTACTAAGTGGGCTATGTTTTCAAAGTTCCACAATACATTGTCATCTTGATTACCCTCTGTATATTCTATTCTCTTATTATCAGATAAGCTAAATGTATCTCTTATGAATTCATCTCTTAATTTTTTAAATTCATTAGATTTCAAGCATCTCCTCCTTCTTCATTTACTAGCATTGATATTATATCGTTATTCTTCTTACTCATAGACTCTGCCTTCTTTACGTTTTCTATAAAGCTGGGCAACTCCTTATCTTGATTAGCTATAACAAACATTAGATTCATTAGTGCTAATTCTAATTGCTCTACTCTAAACTGCAAACCCTCTATTCTTTTATTTTCTATGTTATTAGTACTCATTAGAATATCTATGCTCAACTTCAACAACCTCACACTTCCTTCCACTATCTCTATTGATATTATTACAATACATTTTAACATCATCTATGTCATCAAATAGTCTATGAGGGTATTCCTTATTAATCACATTAGAGAAAGCACCACCTCTTATCATCCACCAAGTGACACCATCTCTCTCTTCTCTTATTGTCCATTTATTCTTCATTATTATCTCCTTTATTATTATAAGGACAAACTTCTCTTACGGGGCAGTATGATTCACATTTCATACCACCCCATCTTTCTTGTTCACTACAAACCTCTGGCAACTCACCAAGTGTTAATGCCTTTTCTAGGGAATCTTTTTTACTAAGAAATATTCTTTCTATATTATCATTATGTATATACGGAACTTCTATCATATATATATTTCTAGTTAATCCCCTCTCTCTTGCTATCTGTAAACCACCATCTCTAACAGTAGCTTGTATGAACATATTATCTACCTCGTATCCATTATTCTCTAATAGATATCTATAGAAATTCAACTGCAATCCCCAATCTTCTAAATCTGCAGTATCTTTATCTATGTAGAATTCTTTTACTCTCTTTGGAGTACCTGCTTTACCCCATCTACCACTTCTCTTATAGACTTCTGTAGGATGTTTTATATATTTAAACTGCATACCTAAGCACTTAGCTATTTTATAAGAACCAGAAAACTTGTAGTCTACAAGAGTTTTAGTCTTCTTATCATATAGGTCTATAGTACCAGTAATACCTAAAGTTTCTAATGTTAATTCAGATTCTAATCTATCTGATATAGATGAAGATTTCTCTAACTTAAGATGATGTAATGTACCTGCTAGAGAAAAAGCGTTTTCATTAGGATGCGTATAATAATCTACTGTTCTTCTTAAATAAGACTCACAAGTCCCTTGTATCAGTTCAGTAGTTGAAGGCTTTCTATTAGGGTCTCTATCTTGAGACATATGTAGCAAGGTAGGTAATGAAGTACCCATTTTTTCTACATCAACATCACCTACAATCACATCTTCTTTTAAAACTCTCTCTCCGTCAGGATATACGAAGCCTTTTAATGGCATATTCTCTCTCCTTTTTGGATATTAAAATTTAGAAATGTGAATAAAGTTAATGCAAGCATTATTTTATTTTTCTTCATCACTCTCGATAAATTCATCCTCATAAATAAATCTCTCTAAGTATATTCCAGATTGCTCTTCTATTACTTCAAGTTCTTTTTCTACAATTTCTTCTATAGATTTTCCCTTATGTATATATTCAACTTTATCTATATATACTGCTAACTCTACTATTACTTTCTTGTAACTACTCATTATTCAACTCCTTTCTAATTTAAATTTATCTATTCTTTTTTTCATATATGATATTATATCTGGTTTAAAAGTATCCTCCATCTGCTTATCTATACTCATTGATAACCACTTTTTTGATTTCTCTCTACTAAATTCTGATAACTCAATACTCTTATTTATTATTGCATTAAGTATAGAAATCCAAGAGGTAATCTTATACTTATTGATGGTAGCAGAGTGTAGTCTAAACTCAATAGTTCCGTGATAGTATCTAGAGTGAAGATTTAATGCACAATACCTAGCGTCATTGTATTTATCGGTGGTAGGAGTTGAATGCATATAGTCATAATATATTTCTATTAACTCTTGCTCTTCGTATACCATTTCTAAGGAATCCACCTCTATTTGAAAGTCCTTACACCAATTAGAAGATTGTCTAGAGCGAGGCATCATATCTTTTAATAGATTTTGGAAATTCTTATAAACAATTCCTACATACGCTACTTCTCTAGCACTCATATCTAGTGAGTTAAAATGCACGTGGAAACCACAGCTACTATTCACATCTGCTCCGTATCTCTTCTTCCAGAGCATTAAGTTATCTATATTCTCCATTAATAAGTCTCCATTAGCAGGAGTAGATACTAATTCTAATCCACAATACCCATCTGGTGGAGAGATAGAACCATCGTTAACACTATTCCAATACATAGGGCTATCGAAACTATCTGCACTTGGTATTACACATTCAACCTCTAATCCTACCAATGTCTTAATATCGAATTTAAACGTTTCAGATTTTCTAGAATTCACAGGTATAGATTTATTTTCTAAATTGAAAATTAAATTTCCTTCTCTTTCTACTGGCGTACAACCTTCGCAATATGGTTCGTCTAAATAGTATTCTATGTAATCGTTATCTACACATTCGCCACAAGAAGTGCAATTACTAAAGAAATCGTGATAGCAATCCTCACAATATGCAAAATCATCACTTCCCCAAAACACATAATCCATATCCATTAGATGATTGCAGTTAGTACAACTTCTATAATACTCATCAAGACAATATTCACATAGGTCTGGCTCCTTATGTACTAATTCTTCCTTCTCATAGCAAGAAGAACAGATGCATTTCTCTTGTTTAGACATCCTATCCTCCCGTGTTTGTAGCTTGTATGAAGCCTACTACAAAAACATTAACCACCTTAAGCCACTTTATCTTTTTTAGAGCGTTGTACAATGCGTACTCTATACATTCAGACTCTGTATCTACTTCCATATTACCAAGTTCTTCTATTTGATTCTTAAGGAATTCTAAATACTCCTCATATGAATTATTAGATAGAAATGGATTCTTCTTAGCTTTTTCATACAGCTTCTTGATAACGTATTTTTTAGACTTTAGTTTAATAGGATTTGGAATACCTATTAATACTACCTTCTTATTAGAAGGGACAGCTTCCTTCTTCATTATCTTTTACCTCCTTTTCATTACTTAAAAACTCACAATCATAACAAACATTTCTATTATATCCATCTGTCCACACCTCATCAGTAGATGTCCACTCATAACAATAGGAACACATTTCTTTAGATTCATTTTCATTACCAGAACCTAATAATCCTTTAGTAGCTGGACTAGGATTATAGAAACCTCCAATGTAATCCCTATTGTACCAAGCGTTGTTATGGTAGTTCCTATAGCTATACTGACTAATAGTTGTAAATGGTGTAGTCTCGTGATTAGTCTTAGTATCAAATTTATCAGTATTGAATGTAAGTATGTAATCTTCTGCTACCGATTTTATTGGCAATCGTAACCCAGTTCTATACATAGCATCTTCCATTATATCCTTAGTAGATGCCCATAGTAGAACTCTAGCCTTTTTCCAATATGCCATTACAATAGGTCTACCAGACTCTCTAGCCATATGTAATTTTCTATTACTATCTTTTACCCAAGTAATAGCAAAGTCTCCATCTATATCTTCAAAAGCCTTGTTCATCTCTAACTTATTAAGAGATTGAAATAAGACTTGAGAATCTACCTCTGGTACGCTCTTACCTAGATTTCTTGCTACTTGGTTGTAATTATGTATAATACCATTATGTACACCAGTAACACTACCTATGTTAAATGGGTGAGCATTATTAACTTCTACAGCCCCTTGTGTAGCAAGCCTAACGTGTCCCATAACAATAGTAGTACGTCTGTTTACTTTGCTAAGAATATCTCTACTCCAAACATTTTGACCAACTAAAGTAGAAGAATCTGTTAATGTCTTAAAGGTGTATCTACCATTGGAGTCCATTATAGAAAACCCCGTACTATCCTCACCCCTAACAGAAGAATTATCTGCTAGATTAGTTAACATTCTCTTAAGTATCTCTAATTGGTTATCTGATTGTCTGCCATTTGACTTAGCAAAACCAAATATACCACACATTTATTTATCTCCTTATTTTTGTTTATCTATTCTACTTTCTATGTACTCAGTTCCCCAAGTACCTGCTATATCCCTAATAACATCCATAGGGTTAGTCTTTTTATTAATTATTTTTCTATACAATTCTTTATTCTTAATGAGAGATTTGGACTTATTCATTATTCTATTAAGAAATCTTACCCAATTAACTATCTCTTCTGAAGAAGTAGTACCTTCGTGATATCTAAATTCTATTGTTCCTAACATAAACCTTGCGTGTATGTTTGTTCCGATATATCTAGCATCATTATACTTGCTATCTGATATATTAGTATGTCCCATCTTATAGTACCCTTCTACTAACTTGGATAAGCTTTCTATTTTGTCAATGGTACGAGGGTTTATATCTATTGGTTTACAATACGAACTACCTAATCTCTCCTTAGGTAGTGATTTGTATATAGATGATTGTATTTTAGACATTATCATAAGTAATGACTTTATTTCTGTAAAATTAAAATCTACTGCGTTCATATGTATATGCACTCCACAACTACTATCTACCATATTACCCTCTTGGTAATGTGCTTCTTCTAATTGCGTACAAGATTCTATTATATCATTACCTATTATTGGTTTTCTAGTAACAAACTCTACTCCTCCACTACTAAGACTACCATCTTCTACTACGTCAAAGTACTTTGGCACTAGGGCACAGTTATAATAATCTTCTGCTCCATCATAATTAGTTATTACCTCACTTTCTATACCTGTAAATCTATTAAGGGTAGGGTTAGATGAAAACTTATTAGGTAACCCTTTATGGGCAAATGGGTTGAATAGATAATTACTTAGTAATTGTGAGCCACAATCCGTACAATACCTACTACCAAATATTGATGTATAATTATCATTATTAGGAGGTAGGAATTTTTCTATTAAATCTCTTCTTTCTTGATATCCCATACAATTTCTTAGTTTATTAATGTTTATTATTTCTACGCTTTTACATCTCTTACAATCTACGTAGAAAATATTTATACAATAATCACAAATCTTATTACAATTAATATTCTTAGCTATTTGACGTACAAAATCGCTATCTATATGAGCAATATCTATAATTTGTGTTATTTTATGCTGAATATGGCATATATCACAACTATCTTCTATTTTATCATAGCAAATATTACAATAGTAATCATTATCAAATTTTCTAAAGCTTTCTATTCCTATCTTATTACAACTAGAACACAGATGGTAGTCTTTATATGATGCTCTACTATTAATTAGCCTTGTTAACAATCCTCTATAATGTGATTTTAGGTAGAATCTATTATTACATCTAAGTCTAGAATCATTTTTATCTACTAATTCCACATCTGATTCCATTGTCTTCCATAGAAAATGCTCATTACTTGCTAATTCTTGATGAATAGCATCTATAACATATTCATTAGACTTTTCAAATTCTAAATTAAGTAGTTTTAGAACATACCTATAGTCATCACCTACTATTTTCTTCTCTATTGTAGTTAATGGGTGATAGTTTACGTTTTTCATATATATTAGGTCACTTGCTCTACATATTAACCTTTCTCCATCTGCTCTTTCTATTAAAACGCTTAGATTAGTAAGCTTAGAATACCCATTGTAACTCAATATATCTATTATCTTATAAATCCTAGAAGATATTGACGTTCTATTAGTATAGACTAATCTATTTTCTTGTTTATACAAATCAATATTAAGTATATCAATATCTATAAACTTATCACTTTCAACCTTAACTGCATTATAAATATTATGTAGTACAACTTCATTTGAACATAGCATCTCTTATCTCCTTTAGCATTGTTACTATATAGTCTTTATATAGAAATACAACCCCACTAGAAAAAATCGTTAATATACTAATGTGATTTTCTCCACAAGAGCCAAGTAGATGCTTAAATATCTCTTGCATACTCTCTCCTATCTTGTTGTTATTATTTAACTTACTCTCTATTGATAGACTTCTACCAATACTTTAACTATTTTATTTATTACGATAAAATCCTCTTTCCTCTACTAAGCATTCTATTAGCATTAGTATAAATAATTTTCTAGAACTATAATTATTGTAGACCAACTCATCTACTACCTCTGAAAATGTAGTATCAATAGGTACACAAGTTTCCTCAGTATGCCAACCATTATCTTTTGTTTCTATTGATAGATGAGGTCGTTTTTCTACGCAATCATCAAATTTACGTAATTCTTTATACAATTCTTTATCTATATCTTGATGTAATAGACCGGCCCCCATTCTACCTCTGTTTTCATCTATAAACTGAGTAATGTAGGAATCTATCACATCTAATATCTTATCTATTTCTACTTTCATTCATACTCCTTGTTAGTTATTAGATAGGCCAATAGTACTCCATATCTATTGGCTCTTGCCACTTGTACCTAGAGTAGTAATACTCTAAGTCTTTACGTAGTAGGTTGCTTCTATGAGAAGCGTGTACTCTATTATCGCCTAACCAAGAAGGCATCTCTATAGAATCTGGTAGTGCTACTAAGTCCATAGTATTATTATATCCTCGTAGTATCCATTCTTCTATCATTTTATTTTTATAGAGCAACAACGCTTCTACATAGCCATCCCACATTAGAACGGCAGGATGATTTAACCAACCTTTGTAGCTTTTGCCTTGTAAAGTTGGATTATCTACTAATACATTGTAGATTTGTAATGCTTCTACTCTTTGCTTACCTAATCTTCGATAGTCTAATACTTGTGCAGATAGAGTAAAATCTTCATATGGTAGAAATGTCTGCATCTATTAACCTAATCTTGTATAAACCTTACCTCTATATTCATCAAACTCTAACATATCTTTTCTACTTTTATTCATAGATAAGGTTTCACCATCTACTAATATTTCTCTACCACCTTCAAAATTAGTAGGTCTATAATTATATATTTCTCCATATTCTCCTTTTAGATAGTAGGCTATATACCATCTACCTCTATAATAACTATCGCATTTTTTACACATATCTACAATATCCATAATCTAAGTAAAACTATTAGTACATACATATAACTTAGCATTAGTATATGTACTTCATAACTATCTACTATCTCACAAATAGCATCTACTATTTCTATTATAATATTTATCATCTAACTACTTATCTACTTTTATTTTTTCTACGCTTGATTCTTTCTATCTGTGCAGGTGTTCTACCATTTGCTTTTAGTAGAGCGTTCTTTTTTCTCTTAGCTACTTTTACTAACTTACTACGTCTCATCTATTCTCTCCTTTATGAGGGTTGTTTTTTCTATTAAATCTTATCCTATACCTTTACTACTACTAGAAGCGTATCTACTTCTATCATATACTCTCATATCTACTTTCTTTGACCTTCTACTATGAAATGGAGTATTACCGAATCTTCTACGACTACTAACTGCTAATTTCCTTTGCCTCTCTATTGCTTCTTCTACTTCTTCTTGTTTTAGAGTAGTCGCAAGAGATATTTTCTTGTACGATGTTTTACTATCTATATCATACACGTTTACTATTTTCTTATCTACAAAAGCCTTTTTTCTAAACATTTCTATTAGTTGCCAAACTTTACGCATAGCATTAGTACAATTTTCTAATAGAATAGGCTTATCTATAGAAGAATCACGTATATCTATTGTATAGTTCTTACCATCTAATTTTGAGATATAAATATCTATTACACCTTTACTATTATATTTGAATACGTCAATCGGTGTAGGAGACTGCATATCTACTATTAAATTGTCTCTACTATTCATTTTTCTATTACCTATTTTAATTTCTACTATTTTAACTTTCTACAAAATTCTTATCTACTATTTAACATTTATTAGATAAGAAGTTAATAGATGAGTTAAAGTAAAATGAGGCTAGTTAATACTAACCCCATTCTACTATGAGCCGTTCTACTTATTTACATTAATAGAACATTTACTGAATGTTTCATTGTTTCTACTAAACATCTCTACTATCCTATCTCTGTTTTCCTCTACCCAACTATTAAGCTGTGTTTCTATTCTAGTAAACCCGTCCATTTCTCGCAATAGATTTAACTTATTTCGAGTTTTATCACTAGCTAGTTTTGACTCAATAGCTTTATTATAGCCATCTTTATCGATAATACCTGCATCTAACATCTTTCTTAAATGTGCATTACTTATCTTGCTCATTACTTTTCTCCTTTTATTAGTTTGTCTAATGATATATTCTACTAAAGATTATCTATTGAATACCTCACTAGATTTGTATTTATTTTGTTTCATAGGCAAACTTAAGCATAATAAAAGAAATTTCCTATAAAATTATTCAATAGTATAAAAGTTTCATTGGAGTGTTTTTCTAAAAGTCAATAGTTATTTTTAGGAATGTGACGCACATCACACTTGGGAAAGTGTCTATTGACTCG